GCTTCCGACTTCTCATTACGATAAGGCGAAAGCAGACCGGGCAGTGAAGTTTATTGAGAACCTTTGTCATACGAAAGGAAAATGGTGTGGTAAAAGGTTCTGGTTGCTTCCGTGGCAGGAACAGTTAATACGAGACATTTTCGGAATTGTAAAGGCGGATGGTAACCGACAGTTCCGGACGGCATTTGTGGAAATCTGCAAGAAAGTGGGTAAGTCGGAGCTGGCAGCAGCCATTGCATTGTATCTGCTTTATGCGGACAATGAACCTTCGGCAGAGGTGTACGGAGCGGCAGCTGACCGACAGCAGGCGAGTATTGTATTTGATGTGGCAAGACAGATGGTGGAGATGTCTCCGGCTCTGCTCAAGCGTTCCAAGATTATGGGAGCGACGAAGCGGATTGTCAATTACGGAAATGCCGGATACTATCAGGTGCTTTCTGCAGAAGTAGGCGGTAAGCATGGTTTTTCGGTGTCGGGACTTGTGTTTGATGAAATTCATACACAGCCGAACCGACAGTTATACGATGTTTTGACGAAGGGTTCTTCGGATGCCAGACAGAATCCGCTTCATTTTATTATTACCACGGCAGGAACTGACAGACATTCCATTGCGTATGAACTTCATACTAAGGCGGTGGATATTCTGGAGGGACGACGTGTGGATCCGACGTTTTATCCGGTGGTGTATGGGCTTAAGGATGATGAAGACTGGGAGGATGAAGCAAATTGGTACAAGGTGAATCCGTCGCTTGGATACACGGTGGACATTGAGCGGTTGCGTGATGCATACCGGGAAGCAAAACAGAATCCCGCGGATGAAGTTACGTTCCGGTGGCTCCGTATGAATCAGTGGGTATCCAGTACAACAGCATGGATTCCTGACCAGATATATCAGAGAGGCAATGAAGAGATTGACTTGAAGGCTCTGGAGGGGAGAGATTGCTACGGTGGGCTGGACTTGTCCAGTACGGGAGATATTACGGCATTTGTGCTGATGTTTCCACCGAGGAACGAAGAGGAAAAGTATATTATTCTTCCGTTCTTTTGGGTGCCGGAGGAAACGATACCACAGAGAGTCAAGGCTAACTCGGTGCCGTATGATGTGTGGGAACGGCAGGGGCACTTGCTGGCAACAGAGGGAAATGTAATTCACTATGATTTCATTGAAAAGTTCATTGAAGAGCTTGGAGAGAAGTATCATATCTTGGAGATTGCGTTTGACCGGTGGGGTGCTACACAGATGGTGCAGGATTTGGAAGGTATGGGATTTACAGTAGTACCGTTTGGACAGGGCTACAGCAGTATGTCGGCTCCGACCAAGGAATTTTACAAGATTCTGATGGAAGGACGGATGATACACGGTGGACATCCGGTGCTCCGGTGGATGGCAGGTAATGTGGTGATTGATACAGACCCGGCAGGAAACATTAAGGTGACCAAGGCAAGGTCGAAGGAGAAGATTGACGGCATTGTAGCGGCAATCATGGCTCTGGACAGATGTATCAGAAATCAGGTGCAGCCACAGGGCAGTGTGTATGATGAGAGAGGATTACTTGTATTTTAGAAAGAGGTGAGCGGTTATGGGAATTTTCAGTGGGATTTTTAAGTCGAGGGATGCTCCGGTAAACAGAACTGCGGGCAGTGCCTACAGCTTTTTTCTTGGGAACAGTACGGCGGGGAAGAGAGTGAATGAGAGGTCTGCGATGCAGATGACGGCGGTGTACAGCTGTGTGCGTATTCTGTCGGAGTCGGTGGCAAGTCTTCCATTGCATCTTTACAGGTATACGAAGAATGGGGGAAAGGAAAAGGCGGTGAGTCATCCGCTTTATTTTTTACTTCATGATGAGCCAAATCCGGAAATGACTTCGTATGTGTTCCGGGAAACTTTGATGACGCACCTGCTTCTGTGGGGAAATGCGTATGCGCAGATTATTCGGAACGGCAAGGGAGAAGTGATTGCGCTGTATCCGTTGATGCCGGACAGAATGACGGTTGACCGGAACGAGAAGGGCGAACTTTATTATGAGTATCAGATGAGTTCGGATGATGCGAAGATTAATAAGGAATCGACGGTGCAGCTCAAGAGGGAGGATGTGTTACATGTTCCGGGGCTTGGGTTTGACGGACTGGTCGGTTATAGCCCGATTGCCATGGCAAAGAATGCAATCGGCCTTGCCATTGCTGCGGAGGAATATGGAAGTAAATTCTACGCCAATGGTGCAGCTCCGTCCGGGGTGCTGGAGCATCCGGGAACATTGAAAGACCCGTCGAAGGTTCGGGAGAGCTGGACACAGACCTTTGGTGGAAGTGCCAATGCAAACAAGGTGGCAGTGTTGGAAGAAGGTATGAAGTATACGCCGATTTCCATTGCGCCGAATGAGGCTCAGTTTTTGGAAACAAGAAAATTTCAGATCAATGAGATTGCTCGAATTTTCCGAGTGCCGCCGCATATGGTCGGTGACTTGGAGAAGTCGAGCTTTTCTAATATTGAGCAGCAGAGTCTGGAGTATGTGCAGTATACTCTGGCACCGTGGATTGCAAGGTTTGAGCAGTCGATGGTTCGTGCACTGCTTTCTGTTAGTGAGAAGAAGGACTTCTTCATCAAGTTCAACGTGGACGGATTGCTCCGGGGGGATTACCAGAGCAGAATGAGCGGTTATGCAACGGCACGTCAGAACGGTTGGATGTCAGCAAATGATATCAGGGAGTTGGAGAATCTTGACCGCATCCCGGCAGAACAGGGTGGGGATTTGTATCTCATTAACGGAAATATGACAAGGCTTGAGGATGCGGGGATTTTTGCACCGGCCTCGAAGAAAGGAGAAGAGAGCGATGAGGAAGTTCTGGAACTGGCAGAGCCGGAAGGTTCTGAATCAGGAGACGCAGGTGGAGACAGTGGAGAGAACGCTTTACCTGAACGGAACAATCGCAGAGGAAAGCTGGTTTGATGATGATGTGACACCGCAGATGTTTAAGGATGAGCTGCAGGGTGGCTCCGGGGATATTACCGTGTGGATTAACAGCCCCGGTGGTGACTGTGTGGCGGCGGCTCAGATTTACAACATGCTTCGTGAGTACAAGGGCAATGTTACAGTGAAGATTGACGGTATCGCTGCATCGGCTGCATCGGTGATTGCGATGGCAGGAAGTACGGTGCTGATGAGCCCGGTGTCCATGATGATGATTCATAATCCGGCAACGATTGCATTTGGTGACCACACCGATATGCAGAAAGCGATTGATTTGCTGAATGAAGTAAAGGAATCCATTATCAATGCGTATGTGATTAAGACGGGTTTGTCCCGTGCAAAGCTGTCGCACCTGATGGATGCGGAAACGTGGATGAATGCAAACAAGGCAATGGAGCTTGGGTTTGCGGATGGAGTGATTCAGAGAGAGCAGAATACAGAAACGGTTGCTTCGGAGGAAGTGACAGGGGAGAGCATCGTGAAGGATGAGGGCGAAAGCCGTAATCCGGAGGCGGTGCTTTTTTCACGCAGAGCTGTGAACAATGCTCTTTTGAATAAGCTGGAGAAACATTACTCCGGCGAAAAGAAAACGGTGTCGGAGCAGGCGGAAATTCCTGTAACGGCAGGCTGTTCTGCAGAGAAACTGAGGGAACGGCTGGAGAGATTAAAAAGATTGGTTTAGAAGGAGGATACTACCATGACAATGAAGGAATTAATTGAAAAGAGAGCAAAGCTGTGGGAAGCAACAAAGAATTTTGTGGACACCCACGAGAATGAAAATGGTGTGCTTTCCGCAGAGGATACTGCCACCTACAACAGAATGGAGCAGGAGATTGAAGACCTGACCAATGCCATTGACCGTCAGCAGAGAGCGGAGAAAAGAGAGGCGGAGCTTAGCAAGCCTGTTAATTCTCCGTTAACCGGAAAGCCGTATGTGGGCGAAAAGGGAGCGGAAAAGACCGGCAGGGCATCCGATGCGTACAAGGGCGCAATGCTTGGTGCGATGCGTTCTAACTTCCGTAACGTGTCCAACGTTTTGCAGGAAGGTGTGGATTCTGACGGCGGTTATCTTGTTCCGGAGGAATATGACCGCAGACTTATTGATGTGCTTGAGGAAGAGAACATCATGAGAAGACTGGGCACCAAGATTGTGACCAGCGGCCAGCACAAGATTAACATTGCGGCTTCCAAGCCTGCTGCAGCATGGATTGAAGAGGGCGGCACTCTTACCTTTGGTGACGCAACCTTTGACCAGATTTATCTGGATGCCCACAAGCTGCATGTGGCAATCAAGGTTACGGAAGAGCTGTTGTATGACAGTGCATTCAATCTGGAGAACTATATTATCAACATGTTTGGTAAGGCTCTGGCGAATGCGGAAGAGGATGCGTTCCTTAACGGTGACGGTACCGGAAAGCCGACCGGTATTTTTGCAGCGACCGGTGGTGGCAACGTGCAGAACAGCCTGACGGCGGCACTTAAGTCCGACGATCTTCTTGATTTCGTCTACGGCTTAAAGCGTCCGTACCGTAAGAATGCGTCTTTTATTATGAATGATGCGACTCTGGCATCCATCCGTAAGTTAAAGGATAACAACGGTGCATATATCTGGCAGCCGTCTTATCAGGCAGGCGAACCGGACAGAGTGCTCGGTTATGCTGTAAACACTTCTGCCTATGCGCCGAAGAATGCGATTTCCTTTGGTGACTACAGCTACTACAACATCGGCGACCGTGGTACCCGTTCCTTTGCAGAACTCCGTGAGCTGTTTGCAGGAAACGGCATGGTTGGTTTTGTGGCGAAGGAACGTGTGGATGGTAAGCTTGTGCTTCCGGAAGCAGTACAGATTCTTAAGCTCAAGACGGATGCTACTGCGTAGTAGGAGATGGAGGGTGGTGCCGTTAATTTACGGCACTGCCCGATTATGAAGATGAGGTGGTTGGAATGGTAACGCTGGAGGAAATGAAAGGGTATCTTAGGGTGGATTTTGAAGAGGATGATGCTTTTATTGAAGGGCTGATTGTTTCTTCCACGAAGCTGTGTATGGATATTGCCCGGTTGGATAAGAAGACCTTTGAGAAGGAAGCATCGAATAAGATTGCCGTGATGTATGCGGTGGCTTACCAGTATGAACACCGGGAGGATGCAGACCATCACAAACTTGTCCTGACCCTCCGGGCGTTGCTGTTCGGGGTTCGTAAGGAGGGATTCTGATGGACATTGCAGCGATGAATGTGAGGATAACATTTCAGAAGCAGGATGTTATGGTGGATGAAATCGGGAACCGGAGCAACGAGTGGACGGATTATTATTCATGTTTTGCCACCATCAGTAATTCTTCCGGAAAGACGGACACGGAATCAGAGGGAGCCGGAACGACACTGGATGAACTGGATATCGGTTTTACGGTGCGGTTCTGTCAGAAGACTTTTGCGGTGAACAGTACCGGATATCGGATTGTATGGAACGGGGATGTGTATAACATCGTGAAGGTGGATTACCTTAACATGAAGAAGCGGGGACTTAAGTTTCGGTGCAGAAAGGTGGAACGGTAACCATGGGAAGGAATTGTGCTATCGGTGATTTGTCCGATGTGATTATGGAAGGACTGGAGGAATATGCAGCCCTTGCCACGGATGATATGAAGAAAGCTGTCCGGAAAGCCGGTACTTCCTTACGAAAGGATATCAGCGAACATGCACCGGAGAAAACAGGAAAATATGCAAAGAGCTGGACGGCAAAAAAGACAAAGGAAACGTCCACAACTTTGGAGTACACGGTGCATTCCAAGGACCGGTACCAGCTGGCGCATCTTCTGGAGTATGGGCATGCAAAGCGGAACGGTGGACGGACGCAGGCGCAGCCACATATCGCACCTGCAGAAGAGGCGGCAGTGAAACAGTTGGAAAATGAGATTGCGAAAGCGTTGGGAGGGCGATGATGGAAGAACTGGTACAAATGTTACAGGAGATTGGACTTCCTTTTGCCTACGACCATTTCGCAGAGGGAGAGAGTCCGAAGCCTCCGTTTATATGTTATCTGCTTCCCGGCAGCAATAATTTTGCGGCAGACGGGAAGGTGTATTTTCATATCAGCGAGGTACGAATAGAACTTTATACGGATAAGAAGGATTTATCCGTGGAAAACAAGGTAACGGCTGTGCTGGATGAGCACGGCATTTTTTATAACAGGAGCGAAGTATGGATTGCATCAGAAAAGCTCTACGAAGTAATTTTTCAGATGGAGGTATGAGCGATGACGAAGAACAAGGTCAAATTTAATATTTGCAACGTGCATTATGCACCGCTTACCGTGACAGAAGACGGGATTGTGACATATGCAGCTCCGGTTCCGTTACCGGGTGCGGTGTCCATCAGCCTTGACCCGACCGGTGAGCCGGAGTCCTTTTATGCAGATGGTATTGAGTATTATATCATCAATAACAATCAGGGTTATGATGGTGATTTGGAAGTGGCGATGATTCCGGAGACATTCCGCACGGATATCTTAAAGGAAGAGGCAGATAGTAACAACGTTCTTGTGGAGAATGCAAACAGTGAGACCGGACGCTTTGCGTTGCTGTTCGAGTTCGATGGCGATGTAAAGAAAATCCGCCACGTACTGTATAACTGCTCTGCAAGCCGTCCGACCATTGAGGCAAAGACCAATGAAGAGGATAAGGAAGTGCAGACGGAAACACTTACCGTTAAGGCAAGACCGCTGGCAAGTGGTTATGTCAAGGCAAAGACCGGTGATAACACTACGGATGCCGTTTATAAGAACTGGTACAACGAAGTTTATGAACCGGTGGTGCAGGGAACGGAAACGGGAGATGTAACCGAAGGTGATTCCGGGGAAGAGTCCGGTGACGAAGGAACTGCATAGTGGAGGTAGCGTATGAGTATTATCAGAAAGATTGAGATTGATGGGAAGCAGGTGGCATTCAAAGCGAGTGCCGCCATTCCCCGTATTTACCGTTTGAAGTTTCAGAGGGACATCTACAAGGATTTGCGTTCTCTGGAGCGGAGTGTGGGTGACGGAAACGAGGAAAACTCCAATCTGGACTTATTCAGTCTGGAGATGTTTGAGAACATCGCTTTTGTGATGGCGAAGCATGCAGACCCTTCCATTCCGGATACACCGGAGGATTGGCTGGATGGATTTAATACCTTTTCTATTTATCAGGTGTTACCGGAGCTGATTGAGCTTTGGGGCTTGAACGTAAAGACGGATGTTCAGGCTAAAAAAAAATTCGACCAACTGAAAGGGAAATGACCACTCCGTTATTTCTCCTTCGGTGCGTACAATTGGGCTTGTCGATGGCAGACTTGGAGCTGCTGTCGATAGGCCTGATTAATGATATGTATGCGGAGAACAGCAATGATGATTGCAAGTATGCGACACTGGCAACGCAGGAAGATTTTGATAGGTTTTGATTGAGAAAAATGCATTTTTGTAGTATGATATTCTCGTGGGTGAAAGCTCACGAGAATTTGAATTTTTCGAGCGGATAATTCAATTTGTATCAATGGCAACAAAGACAGATGTCATTTACGAAAATATAAAGACAAAGGATGAATTATTATGCGAAGCATTACAATTGACTGGTCATATCCGATGGAAATAGACAATATTTTGGCTGATGAGCGTATGTCGGATATCGGGATCTATTACATAACACGCAATTTTGGTGGACATATTTCTGATTTATACGTTGGAAAAACTATTCATAGTTATAAAAGTCGTTTAGAAGCTCATTGGTGGTATTGGTTAGATAATTACCGAGGAAAAAAATATGTAAGATTAGGTACGATTGTTAAGCCCAAAAGCATATCAGAGGAAGATATGAAGCAGCTAATAAACGATGCAGAAGCTACTTTGATATATTGTTTGAGTGACCAGTTGATACATAATACTATGTGTACTGTTTCTTGTAATCCATCACAACGCTTGAAAATCATAAATTCTGGGTTTAGAGGGAATATTCCAACAGAAGTTTACATTCCAGCAGAAGAATGGATTGAATAGAACTATATAACTATATAAAGCGTAATTTGCAGGAAACAGAAAATTTTAGTTCTATGGAGAGATAAGTATAATAATCGAATAGGGTTACATATGGCATCTGTCAAACGGCAGGTGCCTTTTTCATGCACAAAAACAGGAAGAATGGTGATTTTTATGAGCGAAAATAAGGATTGGACAGGGAATTATAACAGCATCTATAAGGTGTTGGGGGCTTCCAATCATTCAGATATAGAGAGGCAATGTCACGATTATTATGCGACGGAGCCGAAAGCAACGGAGTTATTGTTGGAAGTAGAGCAGTTTGCTCCGGTTGTATGGGAATGTGCCTGTGGCGAAGGTCATATGGCAAAGGTTCTGGAAGCAAAGGGTTATGAAGTTATCAGTACGGATTTGGTATATCGGGGATTTGGCGAAGAAACGCCGGTGGATTTTTTACAGGAGCGCATCGGTGATTTTGAGGGAGATATTGTTACAAATCCTCCGTACAAATATGCGTTAGAGTTTGTGGAACGGGCTCTGGAGATAATTAAGCCCGGAAGAAAGGTAGCGATGTTTTTGAAACTGCAATTTCTTGAGGGAAAGGGAAGGAAGAAGTTCTTTCAGAAGCATCCGCCGAAGACAGTATATGTGAGTTCTTCCAGACTGATATGTGCGATGAACGGAGAGTTTAAGAAATATTCTTCCAGTGCGGTGGCGTATGCATGGTTTGTGTGGGAGAAAGGATTTCACGGAGATCCGGTTATAAAGTGGATTAATTAACGAGCAGAAATGCTCTTTTTTTATGCTTGAAAATGGGAGGTGATGGACGTGTCAAAGAGAATACAGGGTATTACGGTTGAAATCGGCGGTGATACCACGAAGCTTACCACTGCTCTTAAAAAAGTGAATGGTGAGATTAAGAATACGCAGTCACAGCTGAAGGATGTGGAGAAGTTATTAAAAATTGACCCGTCCAATACGGAACTGCTTTCGCAGAAGCAGAGGCTGCTTAATGAGGCAGTGGAGGAAACAAAGGAAAAGCTGGATGCCTTAAAGAATGCCAGTGAACAGGCGAATGTCGCTTTGGAGCAGGGGACGATTACCAAGGAACAGTATGACGGGCTGCAGAGAGAAATCATTGAGACAGAAAATGCTTTGGAAAGTCTGGAGTCGCAGGCGAAAGAGTCAGCAACAGCGGTTCAGCAGATTGCGAATGCAGGTTCTGGTATGCAGAGCCTCGGTTCATCCGTGGAAAGTGTAGGAAAAGCAATGATGCCTGCATCTGTTGCGGTAACCGGAATCGGAGTTGCAGGGCTTAAGGTGGCTACGGACTTTGAAAAGGCGATGTCCGGTGTTCAGGCGATTACCGGAGCAACCGGGGATGATTTTGAACAGCTGCGGAATACAGCAATCGACCTTGGAGCAACGACTGCATTTTCGGCAGGCGAAGTTGCGGAAGCGATGATTGAAATGGCAAAGGCCGGTTGGTCTACAGCGCAGATTATTGATGGCATGGCTGGTGTGTTGGATGCAACAGCTGCTTCCGGGGAAGGTCTGGGTTCGGTAGCGACGATTGTTGCGGATGCCATTACCGGTTTTGGTATGGAAGCAAAGGATTCTGCGAGGGTGGCTGACCTGTTAACACAGGCGGCTAATTCCGGTACTATCGGGATTACCGATTTGGGAGAATCCTATAAGTACGTGGCTCCTATGGCACAGTCCATGGGATTGTCCATTGAAGATGTGACCACGGCGATATCTGCTATGTCTATGGCAGGTATCAAGGGTTCACAGGCAGGTACTTCCTTAAGAACAATGCTTGCCAATCTCACAAACTCATCAGAAACGGTGGGAAAGGCAATTGCAGCTTTAGGAATTGAGATAACAAATACGGACGGTACATTTAAGTCCTTGGATGAAATTATTGCAATCCTTCGTACCAGCTTCTCCGGATTGACGGATGAAGAACGGGCATATTATGCCGCAGCTTTGGCAGGAAAAGAAGGTATGTCCGGGCTGATTTCGATTCTTAACCTGACGCAGAGTGAATATGATGCGCTGACGGCTTCCATGAATAACTGTACCGGTATTGCAGGGCAGACGGCATCGGTGATGCAAGATAATCTGCAGAACAAGGTGGAACAGCTTGGGGGTGCATTGGAATCCCTGGCAATCAAACTTGCGGATTATGTGATTCCGTTTATCACAAGTATGACGGAAAAGCTGACTTCCATGATTGAGGCATTTACGAATCTGAATCCGAATGTACAGCAGGCGATTCTTGTGATTGGTGGTATCGTTGCGGTAGCGGGACCGGTACTCATTGTGGTGGGGAAAATCATTTCCTCGGTCGGTACGATTTTGACTTTGCTTCCGAAGCTGGCAGGTTTTATCAGCACGGTGAAAACGGCATTTATGGCACTGAATACCACCATGCTTGCCAATCCGATTATGCTGATTATCACAGCGATTACGGCTCTGGTTGCTGCTTTTATCTATCTTTGGAACAACTGTGACGGGTTCCGTCAGTTCTGGATTGATTTGTGGGAGAAAATCAAAGAGGTATTCAACAATATCAAAGAGTTTATTACCGGATTTGCGAAAAAAGCATTCGAGTGGGGCAAGGATTTGGTGATGGGCTTGGTTAACGGAATTAAAAATTGCATCGGAACCGTGGGTGATGCGGTGAAGGGCGTGGCAGAGAAAATCAAGTCCTTCTTACACTTCTCGGTACCGGATGAAGGTCCGCTTACGGAGTATGAATCTTGGATGCCTGACTTCATGAAAGGACTGGCAAGAGGTATTGAGAGAAGCAAGGGGCTTGTGGCTGATGCGGTTGACGGACTGGCGGCAGATATGGTTATCAGTCCGACTGTAACGGCAAGCAGTATACAGGCGGCACAGATGGAACAGAGAGATGCGTTCTCCGGTATTCTTACCGGAATCCAGAGTGCAGTGGGTGCATTGCAGAATCCACAGCAGAGTGTCGGTAATATTTCCATTCCGGTGTATATCGGCGGAACACTGTTAGATGAAGTTGTTGTGAATGCACAGAACCGGCAGAACTTAAGGTCAGGAGGAAGATAAGATGGCATTTATACAGTATTTGAATATCAACGGGGAAGACATTCCGATGCCGACTTCTTATTCTCTTGAACTGGAGGATGTGGAGGCAGAGAGCTCCGGGGAAACGGAAGCAGGTACCACACAGAGGGATGTTATCCGAAGCGGTGTGGTGAACATTGCAGTTTCCTTTTTGTTGAGTGCAAAGTGGCTCCGGAAGATGTCAGAGTATCGGAGGCAGGCAAGGCTTCGGGTAAAGTATTTTGATACGGAGAAGTTACAGCTTGCAGAAACGGAAATGTTTATTGAGAAGTTTAAGGCGGAACTGGAGAAGGACACCTCTGCAAAGAGTTTGTGGAAGGTGTCTTTTTTGTTGAGGGAATTTTAATAAGGGGGTGTTCGCTTGTACCAAGTGAGTGAAGCATTCCTGCAGGCGGTGCAGGAGAACACGAGACATTATTATTGGAAGGGAACTATCACAACTGCCTTGGGTACAGTATATGAGTTTGGCAACGAAGATATTTTGAAAGGGAGCGGCTATATCGTAAACCAGTGCTGCTCGGATAATGAGATGTCTCTTGGAAGCGTGTACGCTGCAGAACTGGGATTGACGCTTCGTTCCAAACTTGACCGTTATTCCTTAGAGGGAGCAGTGGTTTATCTGGAATATTTCTTGGAGGTTGCTGACAGTACATACGAAAATATCCCTATCGGATATTACGAGATATGTGAGGCGAATGTGACACCGAATTATGTGGCTTTGAAAGCATATGATTTCATGCTCCGGTTTGATAAAACCTGTAGCAAGAACCTGATGAACGGTACGGCGTTTGATATGCTGAGCCTTGCCTGTGGTCAGTGCGGTGTGGAGCTGCAGCATACGTTGGAAGAGATGGAGCAGTGGCCGAATGCAACAACGGTACTCAGCCTGTATCCGGAGAATGATGTGGAAACGTGGCGTGATGTGATTTATTACATTGCACAGCTGCTTGGGTGTTTTGCCACCATAAATCGAAACGGCAGACTGGAATTAAGGCATTATGGAAGAACACCTGCCATGACGGTCTCTGCGAAACAGAGATATTCCAGCTCCTTTTCTGATTTTGCAGTGAAGTACACAGCTATCCGGGCAGTGAATCAGAAAACGGATGTCAGTGAGTATTATGCACTGGAGGAAGATGATGGTTTGACCATGACGCTTGGAAGCAATCCATTCCTGCAGTACATGGTGGATGAGCAGAAGAAACAGATGCTTGAAAACATTCTGCAGGCAGTATCGCAGATTGATTATATCCCGTATGAAGTGGTTACCATCGGAAATCCGGCATTGGAGCTTGGAGATGTATTGGTATTTACAGATGGTCAGGCAGACAGTGAGAAGCTGCATTGTCTGACCTATATGCACTTGGATATCAATGGCAGACAGAAGTTAAAGGGTGCCGGAAAGAATACACAGATTGCCAATTCGAAGTCAAGGAGCGACAAGAATATTACCGGGCTGTTAAATCAGATTGAGTCCAGTACGACGGTTGCACAGTCGTATATCAATGCTTCGGAGTATGCGGTGCTGGATGCACTTACAAAGATTATCAGTATTGATGTGGTAACGGCAGAGGATACCTTTGTACAGTTTCATGCGACAATACTGACAGAGATTGAGGCGGAAAGCAGTGCAGTGGTGGAACTGGTGTATGAGCTGAACGGAAATACCATAACCGGACATCAGCCAATGCAGACAGTGGCGGCAGGGCATCATGTGATTACTTTGTTCTTCCCGTTTGATGAACTGGCGGCAAATACGGTAAATGAAATCCGTATCAGTATGAGGGTGACCGGAGGAAGTGCTAAGATTGCCCGGAACGGTATTGTGGCAGCTGTGTATGGACATGGTATTGTGGTTTCCGGTGAAGCGGAATGGGATGGAACCATCAATGTAAGCGACTATATCCGGGTGATGTCCGGAGGGTTTGCAGCGGTTCCTGTGGTTGGAGATGTGTTCTCCGGTATGCAGGTAGAACAGATTTATCCGTCTGCTGACTGTATTCCAATGGGGCATACAGGCTTTGATATTGTCCGGGTGGAAGGAGAGGTAACGGAGCGGTCGCTTCGGGATGATGAAAGAGGCGGGCTGCAGGAGCAGATGAGAACCTGCAGCCTTGGTTATGGCATGGTGTCATGGTCGGCACGATGCGGTGTAGAACAGGAGGTAGAGGAATGACCGGTATTACAGAAATTGAATTAACGGATGTGAAGACTGGGGAAAAGGAATGCTATGTTGAGAAGAACATGGTAACAAATGCGGTGGCTGACCTGTTAAAAGGAGTGCCGCCTTTTTATTTGCCGACGGAGATTAGTACGAACTTTTTTCCGTTATGGCAGAAAGCAATGGGCGGTGTGGTGTTGTTTGACTCTACACTGGAAGAGAATGCGGATAAGTATTTTGAACCGTACAACGTAAAGAAGGTCGGATACGCAAGCAACGGTGCTTCTAATCTGACGGATCCGAAGCGTGGGAGCAGAAATGTTCTGGAGTCGGAGGTTCTGGAGAATGGCGTGAAGATGGTGTGGGATTTCACTACGGCTCAGGCAAACGGAACGATTAAGAGTGTCTGCCTGACTTCCAGTAAGGGTGGAGAAGGAGAGTATGGCTCGGATGCAGGGTTTCCGCTTTCTTACGAGCGTTTTATTACACCGAATATGCATTCTAACAGTAGTTCTTATGCGATAGAAATGGATAGTCCTCCGGTGTCAGTGGAATATGACAAACTGAACAAAACATATCAGTTGGTTTCTTTGTATCAGGAATCTTCCGCAATTGTAATTCGGAAATATAACTATCCGACAGGAGATATTTCGCAGACAACAGCGAATCTGGTTTTTTACGAACAGCAGGAGGAAATCAGTATTGATTACAGTAATCCGAAAAGTCTCAGTGCAGGGTATCTGACATTTGCAGACGGTCATGACGGTTACTGGTATGGTTTCTATTCCGCTGGGAATAAGAGTGGAAGCGCTTCTCTTTATGCAATGAAAATCAGTAAGGAGGATTATTCGATCACGGAACTTGGAACACAGACACTGTCCGGCTGTACGATTGTAATGACCAGAAGAAATTATTACGTACCGATTGTGGCTAATGGATATGTGTATATTCCGAAGTGTGATTTGAATGCATCTTCCAGTTACATTTTGTATTATGCATCAGCAACAGTTTATAAGATTTCCTTGTCAAATTTTGCAGATATTACAGAGATTGTGACTGGAGATGCAATTTCGCAGTATGCCGACAGCATGACGAAAGGGGTGTTGCCGAACGGTGCTATTGCATATGGAGACAGAGTGATTTATCCGAATGATAGTTGTATCACCATGATTGCATTAGCTGGTGACAAGCGGTGGTATGATGACAGTTATTATGCATCCCTACCGTTTATTTCGTTTCGTACTTTTCTGATTGCAGGAATCGAAAGTGGTGGCGATTCTTTGGCCTGTGTGGTAGTTAATCCGTATTACCTCGCAACCATTAACAATTTGTCTTCTCCGATTACCAAAACAGCGGATAAGACAATGAAAATAACTTACACATTAACCTACGAGTAGGAGAAAGGAAAGGTGGCTTTATGAAGCAGATTGTTGAAACTGTACAGTACGTGATTACCGGAATCGGAGGATTTCTCGGATGGTTCCTGGGCGGTGTGGATGGATTTCTCTACGCACTTTTGGTGTTTGTAGTAGTGGATTATCTGACCGGTCTGATGGCAGCTTTTATTCAGAAGAAAATCTCCAGTGAGGTTGGTTTCCGTGGCATTTGCCGCAAGGTGGCAATCTTTTGTCTGGTGGGAATCGCTCACATTCTGGACGCTCAGGTAATTAAGACCGGCAGTGTGTTACGCACGGCGATTGTGTTCTTCTATCTGAGTAATGAGGGCATCTCCATTTTGGAGAACATTACGATTATCGGATTACCGGTACCGCAGAAGTTACGTGATGTGCTGGAGCAGATCCGGGATAAGGACGGTGGAAAGTGATGAAGATTGTAGAAGCAATTTTAACGAAGAATCCCTGCTACACGGCAGGAAGAAAGATTGAGGTCAAAGGGCTGATGCTTCATTCGGTAGGATGTTCCCAACCGAAAGCATCGGCCTTTGTAAATTACTGGAATGATGAGGACTATGGGCGTGCCTGTGTGCACGCCTTTATTGATGCTGAGACCGGGGAGGTATATCAGACGCTTCCTTGGAACCATCGTGGCTGGCATGGTGGCGGTGCATCCAACAATACGCATATCGGTGTGGAAATGTGTGAACCGAAGTGGGTAAAGTATGTTACGGACTTTAAGGTTACCGTGGCAGAGGATAAACTGGCAGAGGTTAAGGAAATGGTACAGAGAACGTATCGTTCCGCTGTGGAACTGTTTGCTATGCTTTGTAAGGAATATTCCTTAAATCCGCTTGGGGATGGAGTGATTATCAGTCATACGGAAGGTCATAAGCGTGGGATTGCATCTAATCATGCTGACCCGGAGCATTTGTGGAATCAGCTTAAGATGGGATATACGATGGACGGGTTCAGACAGGATGTGAAGCGTGAAATGGAAGCAGGAGAACATGGACTGCAGGCAAAGGCTTTTGCGGAATTATCGGAGGCAGAAGTTATTGAAAAGGTAGGTGCGCTGTTTACGGCAGACCAGAGAAAGAACGGTATTCTTGCTTCGGTGTCACTGGCACAGTTTATTTTGGAAAGCGGCTATGGAAAGAGCGACCTTGCACAGAATGGCAATAACTGCTTCGGGATGAAATCGGCATTGTCCGGTAATACTTGGAGCGGTTCTGTGTGGGATGGGAAGTCGGTGTATACGAAGAAAACACAGGAGCAGCATGCGGATGGTTCCTATGAAACTATTGTAGCAGACTTTAGGGCATATGCCTGTGTGGAGGATTCAATTGCTGACCATAGTGCATATTTGCTTGGTGCCATGAACGGAAAGAAAAAGCGGTACGACGGACTGCAGGGTTGTAAGGATTATAAGACAGCTGTGCAGTTGATTAAGGACGGTGGATATGCTACCAGTCTTACCTATGTGGAGAAGCTTTGTAATATCATCGAGCGTTGGAACTTGACACGTTTTGATGTGAAGGAGCCGGAAGTGGTTGTTGAGCAGTGGTACCGTGTGCGGAAGAGCTGGGCTGATGCGAAGAGTCAGAAGGGAGCGTATAAGGTTCTTGCCAATGCAAAGAAGTGTGCGGATAAGAACGCAGGGTATGCCGTGTATGACTGGAACGGCAAGCAGGTATATCCGGAAGTTAAGCCGGAGCCTGTAACGAAGTTCCCGTACTTGGTCAGGGTGTCGATTACTGATTTGAATATCAGAAAAGGTCCGGGAACCAATTATGGAATTGCTGCAGTGATTGCCAGAGGCGTGTATACGATTGTTGCAGAAGCGGACGGCAAGGGTGCAAGCAAGTGGGGCAAGCTGAAAAGCGGTGCCGGATGGATTAGTTTGGATTATGTGAATAAGGTGTAAGAAATGGAGCCTGTGGGTGCAGTAGATGTGCCTGCAGGCTTTTTTTCTTTTGTATCAAAGGGATGTAGATTGACATTTTTTAGAAGAATGGTACACTTAAAAGAGAGAGGAACGATATATGGAGGGCACTATGAACAATACAATGAAATCGTCTTCACATGAACAGCGTGAAATAGAAAGATACGCTTTTACAGAGATGGAAAGGATGTTGCAGGTTTCGCTACAGAGTAATCCGAAGCTTTTTTTGACGGAAGGTGTACATATTGAGCCAGATTTTTATTCTGAGCAAGACAAGATTGTAGGAGAAATCTTTGCGCATCAGGGAAAAACAAAAGGTGGACAGAATCATAAAGTGGCGCAGGATATATTAAAAATGCTCTTATTGGAAAAAATGACAGGGGTTACTTATCGCAAATATTTAGTGGTATGCGATGAGGATATGCAGAAAGTTTTGACGGGGAAATCTGCATTGGCAGAGAGTATACGACAATTTAACATCAATCTTCTTTGCATAAAACTGCCAGATGGACTACGCAATAAGGTGTTGGACGCACAAAATAGACAGATAATGATAAATGGTTAATGTGAAAAGAGGGATGTTATGAGAGAAAGAATCCTTGAAAAGTTAAAGGAGATAGAAGAAAAAGAGAACGTAAAAATAATTATGGCTATTGAATCCGGCAGTAGAGCATGGGGCTTTGCGTCCCCGGATAGCGATTATGATGTTCGTTTCATTTATGTCCGGGAAAGAGAAGACTATCTTAAACTGGAAGGAGTTCGAGATGTAATTGAGTGGCAACTGGATGAAACATTGGATATTAACGGATGGGATATCAAAAAGGCTCTTCAATTGCTTCATAAGTCAAATCCAACGGTATTTGAGTGGTGTGCTTCACCAATTGTGTATATGGCACGGGAAGAGTTCTCTTGGATAAAAGAGATTTTGCCGGAGTACTTTTCTGTGAAAAAGAGTTTATTTCATTATTGGCACATGGCAGAGACAAACTATAGAGAGTATCTTAAGGGTGATGAAGTTCGTGTAAAGAAGTATTTTTATGTACTGCGCCCTTTGATGGCTGCAAAGTGGATTATTGACAGGAAGGTTGCTCCTCCAATGTTGTTTGATGATTTGGTGGCAGCAGAGTTGGAAGATGAACTCAAACCGGAACTGGAACGACTGTTGGAAATGAAAAAGGTATTACCAGAGATGGGAATGGCACCGAAGATTCAGATTATTAACGATTATATTGAACGCATGATGCCAGAGATAAAAGAAATTGCAGAGCAGATGGAGGATGTCAGCTCCGACTGGGAATCCCTTAATGCGCTATTTTTGCGTGTTGTGAATGAAAAATAGTATATTGAGTAAGTGATGAGGTGGCTGTCGGCAGAAATGTTTGGCGGCCGCTTTTTTAGAAGTCCGTTTTATTGTACTAGAAATTTTGTTATAATAGATTATAACAATTATAACAATAAGGCGTGTTTTGAGGATATGAAGGAGGTACACATGGTTATCTTTGTTACAGATGAAGGTCGGTATTGGAATCATAATAATCCGATATTAGAAAATTATGCTGCATGTGTGGTGGTTGTATGCTTAAATGGCAAAGCTGTTACAGATAAATACCAGTGCGTTGTAAGCCCATATAAACCAATAGGGATGGGTACAACAGATTACGGTGTTTCCAGTGCTAAGTTCAATGCGCTGAAAACTATATGTGATGAATTGATAGAAGAATGTAATTACCATCAGAATATTGTTTTTTTGGCGGATCAGGAACCGGAGAGTCTATATCCGTATTTGTTATTGAAGGACGAAGTTGAATATAACAATCTGCATTTGTGGTGTATGTCTCCATGGAGTTTTGAAGGAAAACGCAGGCAAAAGACATATGCTTCGATGCTGTATGATTTGAACCGCTTGTCATCACTGCATTATATAAATGGTGATAGTCTGCTGGACACAGATAAAAAGGGAACAAAAATAGCCGATGTAATGCAAGATTGTAGAGAGTGGTTAAATGCTTTGCTGCCCGCTGCTCTTTATGAGATTGATGAAAAATTGGAATATGATGAGAAATATTTTTATGAGCCGTCGATAAAGAGATATGTGTGTACGGATAATTCCTATGATGAGTTAATCAGAAAAAAGCCTTTAAGAAAGAAACAGGTAGAGAAGCATGAACCGGAAAGGTATTATTCAACGTTAGGGTTGGTTCGATTTATGGATAGTCCGGATGCATCCATAGGGGTACAACAGGAAATAGAACGACTGCAACCACGAATAGACGGGAAGGAAATATGTAACAAATTAAGGGAAATGAGGATTGCACTTGCAGCAGCTAATGGTATTACCTACGAAACGGTGAATTGTCCTTCGACCGGCCCGTGTGCAGGAACTTGTATGCAATGTGACAGGGAAGTGGCTTATTTGCAGGAGCAACTGAATAAAATACCTGAATCAGATAGGGTGTATCCGCGGTATGAAATCGGAAAGATTTTATGAAGGGAGAATGGCTATGAGTGATATTATGGATATTTCACGGTTAAGAATGGGGACGGATGGAAAAGGGATTAGAACACTGGTAGCATTTCATGGATGCCCGTTGGCGTGTGCGTATTGTGCAAATCCGCATTGTCACGACATCAATTTATTACGTGCGGACTACACAGCAGAGGAATTGTTACAGACACTCAGAAAAGATGCTCCTTATTTTATGATGACAGGTGGCGGTGTGACCTTTGGTGGAGGTGAACCTTTGCTGCAGGCAGAGTTTATCCATGATGTTTGTTCCAAAATGGATTCCGGATGGAATAAGGCGATAGAAACTTCGTTGCTTGCTGATTGGCAGCAGATAGAATTGCTTCTTGATGATATAGACTATTGGTACATAGATATTAAGGATGTGGACGGACAGATTTATAAGAAATATACCGGCAGAGATAACTGCATTGTCCTTGAAAATTTGAAGAGATTAGTGGCGGTGATTCCACCGGAAAAGATATGTGTTCGCATACCGTATATACCGGAATACAACACAAAGGAGCATCAACTGGAAGAAATCGAGTATATCCAGAATGAAATCAGTAGGGAAATAGGAATTGATGCCTTTGAATATGCGAAGCTGTATTATAGGGGTATGCAGGAGTATATGTGCGAAGAGATATAGGAGGCGACCATATGAGAGAGACAAATGTAGAGATGTTGGCTGATACGCTGAGAATTTGTGAACAGGGTTACTATGAGCGTGACGGAAGAAAAATAGAACTAAAATTGTCACCGGAAGAGATGCGAAGAGCGTGTGTTTTTATGCCGGAAGATATAGAGCAATTAAAAGACTTTAAGGATTTCGAACACGTGCATGTAATGGGACGTTGTGGCTATGGATGTGATAATATGGATTCTTTTTCACGGGCAAGAGAGATGTATGAAGACTTTAGTTACATATTTACCGGTAAGGATGCAAAGGAAATATTAGTGCTTAATCTTGCCAATCCGGTTCATCCGGGTGGTGGAGTTCGGAGAGGGGCAAGAGCACAGGAAGAAGACCTTTGCCGAAAGAGTTCTTTGCTTCTTTCTTTAGAGGGAAGTGATGCACAAGCATATTATGCATATAATCGGACACTGGACACCTATATGGGTTCCGATGCTGTGATAATAACACCACAGGTTGAGATTATTAAGGATGAAAAAGGTAATTTGCTAGAGGAAAGCGTAATTGTAGCGGTAATGACATGTGCAGCTCCATGTGTCAGAGGTGGGTACGAAGGACTTACACAGGAACAGTATGAAGAGATGGTGTACCATCGTATTCAGGGTATGCTTCGGTGTGCAGCATATA